TTCATTAAGAGCATCACTCAAATCATCTTCGTGGTCTTCATCACTCCAATAATCGTATTGTGCTTTCTTAATCTTATGTACACCAATTTCACGTGTACGACCCCAAATACGTATTGTGTATTCACCGGCTGGATAGTTAGGCAATACATCTGATTCTGTTACAAGTGTTTCAAATTCTTGTTTGAGTTCTTCTAATGCTGCCTCTAGTTCGGTTGCGTCAATAGGTTCGTCATCTTCTTTATCATCTACTGCTTCTTTAGCCCATCGTGCGGCACGTTCATCAGATTCTTTTTTATCTTTGATGCCCGCTTCTGTTAATTCAGTATCACTTTCACACATTGGACAAATTTTTCTAGGGTCATCAATTTCAGTACCCTCTTTATCTATCCAAGACCACTCAGCATCATAGCTTTGACCTACCCACTTGCACTTAGCACATTTGTGTGTAGGCTCTGGTGGAGGAGGGTCACTATGCCAACTATCAGCATCACCTAATTCATATGTAACTTCGTATCCACCTTTACGGTCAGTCCAACAGTCATCGTATTGAAATTCCCATTCAATATCAACATCATTTTCATTGGCATCGTCTAGCACTTCTTCGTAGTCAATTTCACCTGCCTCAATGTCTGCGAGTTTTTGTGCAATCTCATCCTCATCTAAGTCAGGATAGATTTCACTTAATAGTGCTTCATCAATTTCAATAGCATATTGTCTATCGTGCTGATGCCATTCGTGTTTTACAACTGTTACCATATTATTCTCCTATTGAGTTATTCTATCATTTATCGTCACGGAAACGAACGAATCTGGGGAAACGCAAACTATATGTACCATCTTGGTTCTGTGTAATCACATCACATAAGACTTCAGCAGTGCGACCAATGACCAAATTACGGTTAGTGTAATAGTCATCTCTATCAGTATCACTAAAGCCACTACCCACATTGACTGTAATTTCTTTCCCGTCGTCAACTCCATGACAAACCAATGCTCCAAGTCTTCCCAAGTTTCTACCAGTACCTTCTTCAACACCTACGACCTCCAAGTCTACAGTTAATGTTGGCTTCCATTTCATCCAGTCTGTACTACGTTTGCAGATATATGGAGCTTCTAATTCTTTAATCATAATGCCTTCGAACCCTGCGTTCACATTGTCCTTAGCATAACGCTCAAGTTGATCCTTACCTGCGGCTGTATCTAAGTCAACCATGATGTGTGGTAATAGTTCAACGTTAGGCATAGTGTCAACTACGTGCCGAATGTGTTCAAGTATATCAATACGTTTACGTAGTTGAGCATTCCAATGTCCTTCACGGAAATCACTTAATGGAATGATATCAAAGATATTGAACACACTATCATCAGCCTGCACATTATCTTTACGACGGGCTTGTCGCATTAGTTCTTGGAATGTGTTACCAATCACTTCGCCATCTAATACAAATCCGTTAATCAATGCGTTCTGATGTCCTCTAGCAATCTTAATCCAGTTACTACTAATTTGTTCTTCAATGTGTGTAAAGTTATCAAACACTTTACCATTACGACTGTAGCAAACTGTAGTGACACTCTCACTTGCTCCGGGTATTACAAACATCAATACACGAACACCGTCTAACTTAGGCTCTAAACGTTTAGTGCCCTTCATCTCTGGACGACCTTCGCTGTTAGTTGCTAGTTGACAACCAAAGACAGGGATCTCATATTCTGTTTTCTTACAGATTTTGTTGATTGTTTTTTCAGATACGCCGGCACGTAAATCTCTACGAATGATAGGAGCACAGAATGTATTCCATTCGTTACTATCAAATCGTTCACTCATTTCATTTATAGCATCAAGTGCGGCATTACCTGACAAATCACGGTGTGACAATAATGTAAGCAACGTGCTAAAATCACTCCAAGGATTCTCAGCATCAATGATTCCAACTGTATCAGGTACTTTACGTACACCAAATGTTACATAGGGATTATAACAGGCCTTTGTTAGACCTAGAAAAATCTGAGCATTTGTGCTACCGAGGACACTTGCCTCTAATGCTTGTTTGATAACATCTTCCTTGTGCAGGCGACTATCTGATTCATTCAGTTTGTTAATCCATGAAGCGGACATTTAATCTTCTTTCTTTGCTGTTGAAAAAGGCCACGCTGTTGTTGCTACAAAAGGTGGGCGGGGTTTAAGTTCTATTGTTTCAATACTTACATTATACACATCTTCGTCAACTTTGTCAACTATATATGGACCCAAAATAGTTATACTTTCATAGTCAACTTCCCATTTATGTTCACTATCATATAGCCATCCTGCACCACCGTCTTCCCATGCTTGTTCAATTTCAGCTTTTTCTTCATCGGTAAAGCTATCATCAAACTCAAACCAACAAGCACAAAGGTCATCAAGTTCACATCCCCACCCAATTTCAGAATCTACAATATGTTCTCTATCATCACTAAAAGGTAACTCAGATTCATCTTCTACGAATCCTTGCCCCCAACGATATGTTTCGGTTACACTCCAACCACGGATATTACCCTGTTCATCTTTGCTGAAAACATCGTAGAATGCTTCAATAGATTTTTTATCTAAGGGTTTGATGCGATATAAGATAGCCATTATTTTGCCTTACGTTTATTACATTCTTCATATGCCTGATCAGGAACTTGTTCATATGTATCTAGTTTGGAACATTGATACTCTAGTACAATATAATCAGGATCGTCTGTACCCTCTCGTACAAACCAAAACATTCCTACGAATACTAATAATGTTACAATGATTGATTTGATGACGTCCATGATGATACCCCTTATGGGGTATTTAGCTACCAGCTACTGTTATAAAATACTTTTAATCCCAAGAATACTTCTGCCTTTGCATTGTTTACAAATTCAAGGTCTTGTTCATAGTAATGATTATCAGAGGGCTTACCAAAAAAGAAACCTTCTGTATCTGGAAGTTGACCATTACGAATAGCACGTTCAAGATTATCTAAATCATCCCATGTTAGTTCAAGTTCAATGCCGTTAAATATAGGCCAACCAACACTTTGTCTTGGACGACCTTTACTAACCCATAGTTGTTCCATCCAACCATGTAAGTTAGGATGCTTACGCCAATACGCAAGTTCGTATGGCTTAGTAACTGTGTCACTTTCAAAATCATTTGTTGTTCCATCAAACTCTGCGTTTTCGTAGAATTCATTGTATTGCCCTCTTTTTTTAGCGACATACGCATACATATCTAGTCCCATAATATTCTCCATCTTTTTACGTTTATATTTCACTTAGTCTGTTCAACAGTTACCTGTTTAACTTTTTCTACTCCACTGTCAGCAATTTTAGCAATTCCGCTAAATCCCACCGTCGACACTACAATACCAAGAACAAAGCCTATTAATAAATTTGTCATTTTAAATCTCCGGAAATTCCATTTTTTGCCAATCTTCAGCATACTCTGTTTCTAAAACAGTTGCCGCATCTGTATAGCCATGATTGACTAATGTTTGAATACAATTTTGAATAATTAAACTCGCAAAAGTATCAGGATCAAAATCATATGTATATGTAGAACGATTACCGTTATCGTCTACTTCAACATAGCCGTTAGCCTGTTTAAAAAACTTTTCAATATCTTTATTCATCACTCATCTCCTCAATTCCAAAATGTATTAACAAGTCTCTACCTAACAACGGACCATGTTCCCATACACTACGGGCATAACGGTCACACTCTCGTACAATCAGTTCTGCAAACATTTCACTATCAAACCGATCAACCATATAATTGTCAAACGCATTAGTACCACGCATTTCACGGACTATACATTGCGACTTCAATTTCTGAATCAATTCTGTATTCATTAAATAACCTTTACACGATTAAGTTGGGTAATATTATCTCTATGTGCTTTAACAGTACCGACAATGTTCATTGTATCACCAGTAGGAACCTTATCCTTATAACTAAAGAATACTGGTTGATCCTGCTCAGTAATTCCAGTTACAAAGAACACGTTATAACTATGCGAATATGTACACCTGATAACTTCAATTTCAAGTTTTACTTTCTCACTAGCTTTACCGATGAAACCACCTGTAGCAAAGTTAACACGCTGGTCTGCTGTTTGACGTACAACACCTCGCTCGTAACATGATGGCAAACTAGCGATAACTGCAACATCATAATTACCAGTAATAACTTCTCTATTAGCAATCAACATTGCGGTGTTATCAAAATCACTTAGTTGTTTACCTTGCAAGATTTTGAAAGTCAATGCTTGATAAAACGCACGAACCTTTTTACCGTGTTCACGATCCTCATCAGTAATACCTGATTGGTCAGCTAACAATTGTTCAACAATCATACGATTAGATAACTTTGTCGTAGCAGGATCCGATTCAGAAATTATGCTCAACTTGATATAACTTCCGTTGATACGTTGAGCCGCACACGCCGCACTCCACACATCATCGGCATTGAAATTCAAAACAACTTTCTTAGTTTTGGTTCTTGCACGATAGGGGGTAGCATCATCAGCATGACCCATGCGTTGAATTTGACGACTAGTCATATTTGATACGTTAGCAAATCCAGGCATCATTCTCTCCTTAAGCAATTTCAGAATCGTATTCGTAAAATGTAACTGACGGGTCCAACTTTTTTAATTGTCTAGCGGCAGTAATCAATTCCTTGTAACGTGCTTGAACCATGCTACGTGGAAGTTCACCGTCGCAAGTCAACATTTCAGGGCTTAAATCTGAATCAATACTATCGGCAATTTTTTGACGGTCAACTGCACTATCTAAAGTAAGTGCTTTGGCACCAAAGATTGTAGCGTATGCATTTTTACGATCCAAATATGATTTCAATGCTTTCATTTCTAACTCCTGTTGTTTAACTGTTTAAGATTCTATTATATACCCAAAGCCATTTATTGTCAAATATAGAAATCTGACGTTAAGCCCAATTCGGTGTAGACAATTTCACGGACTTCAGTATCCATTGCTTCACCAAATAATTCGTAGTCACTATCAGCTAGGTCACGCAAATTTTGTAATACTACTGACCAGGTGCTTTTCTGATTTTTGTGAAATTCAATAATATCGGCAATTTGTTTGTTACCTTCTTCACTAAACATTCCGTATGTTACTGTAGTCATTTCGTGTCCTTTATCTAACTGTCTAAGATTCTATTATAAGCCCAAATCCATTTGTTGTCAAATTTAAGCGGCTAGTTTTTGTTGCATTTTTGCAACATTATCTTGGACTAATTGCTCAAATCCCTCTTTAGAAACTGGATAACCCTGTTCTTTGAGCATCTTTTTGATATGGGGTTGAATGAACCCTTTTGAACCAACGATTTCAAGTGGAGCCTCACCCTTTTCTAAGCGACCAAAGTATTCTTCAACTGTAAAGTTCTTTGTAAGGAATGTAAGAAAACTTGTTTTAGTACCACGTACATATTTGAAGCGGGCTACAAACTTTGTAGTACCGTCAACTGGGTTTGTGTAGTCAACGTACTCTGTACCGTAGAAGTTGCCCTTGATGAATGTAGTCATTTCGTTTCCTTTATCTAACTGTCTAAGATTCTATTGTAGCAGAAGATCCATTTATTGTCAAATTTTGGGTATAAAAAAGCCCCGGATCCGGGGTAAATTTTTGAATACTAACGTACTACATTTTTAGAGCCGTCTCCGCCCCCGAATTTACTATCCCAGTCTTTGTCCATAACGACTTTATAGCCCTTTACATTTGCCATCCAACTAATCAAATCTCGTTCCATTCTCCCTACTTTACCCACGTTGTTTGGAACTTTAACAGTATTATTAGGTAATAGGATTCTGGATTTAGCATGATGACCTATGATATTACTAAAATTTATATCTTTATGCCATATAGGATCTAAGTATTCCATACCAAATCTAGATGCTACTTCTAATGGCGCAAATTTATAACCACATGATGCTAATACTGGTCTAAGTAATCCGGTAAGTTGTACATCTTCATTCCAATTATGAATCCAAGGTTTGGCTTTTTTCATTGAATCATTTTTTAACATGATTGGTTCAGGAGATGTATGAGTAACTCCTAAAACATTACATGCTTCTAAAAATCTTTTACTTCTTAATGAGAATCCACCGTTTTGTACAACCAATGTATTGGGTTTATCAAGCCAATGAAATTGTAGAAATAAATGTTCAATACTAGAAGCATCATCATTAAATTGAAAACCACAATGTGTAGGTGGTCCAATGTAATCATATTCATAAAATTCTTCAGTGAATTTATCTCCGTTTAGTACCCAACCATCGTCTTGTACTACTAAACAATAATCTGTTTTAATAAATGCATATAGTGAATGCATCATAAAAACAGTATATTGTTTATAACCTAGAAAATATATACGCTTCCATTCTATTTCATCTGGTAAGTCTTTTGGCTTCTCTATTGAAAGTAATAATCCTTTACTACCAGGCAATTCTTGCATACTTTTCATTATAGAAGGTATGGCAGCAGAACCATTGTTGTGTCCAAATACGGACACAACTGTTAATCGGTCATGTATCATTACTTTTTATTCGTGCTTTGATTTACAAAACCATACATTTTTTCAGCAGTCTCAAGGATTTTGTCTAGTCCGGGAAACTCTGGCATATTAACCTTGTTAACAATTTGTCCTGTTTTTTCATCACGCTCGGCACTGACTTCCCAACCCAAGTACTTAGCATGATACTCTTGACCTATTAGGTCTTTAGCCATTGCTAGAATGTCGGTACGAATTTCGTAACCGTTTTTATTGAATTTAACTTCTGGTAATTTTGGTGTGTAGTCTGACATTTTGTTTCCTTACTGTGTAAATGTTCAGATAGTATATAGCATTTTTTTAGCTAATTCAAATCTTTTGGGAAAATATCATTTTACTTTACCCGCCTTATATACTTTGAAGTCACGAATTGTCTCTAATAAGTTTTGAAATAGTTGTTTAAGTTTGTTCATAGAAATCTCCAATTTGATTGTTTGCGATGGAACTCGTAGGTCAATCGCTCAATGTCGCCTATATCTTGTGGATTTCGGCCGACAATATATTTTTCTAACTCAGTGCCATAGGTATCTGTAGAGAAACCTAGGAACACTACTAGCATTCCTAGAATTTTCTTCATATTACTTAGCCTTTGTGGATTTTGCAGATTTTGCAATATTAAAAGCAGGGACCATTGTTTTGAACTGGTCGCCCATTTCTGTGTAGAAGTCTTTGCTTGTAAAAATCATGCCCAAACTCATCATAGATTGCATTCCTGCATCTGCGGCTTGTTTAGTGTATTTTGATTGTGCATCAACAAAACCGATTAATGCTGTTTTGATGCCTTCGTGTTGAACTGTTTGTTCTACGAATTTCTTTTTAAAGTCTGAAACGCCGTCAATAAAGGCGTAAGTTGCTGTGTTAAACATTTTATATCTCCTATGTGTGTGTTTAAAAGTTAGGTTTTTATGAAGAACCCGTAACTTCATATATATTTATGCCTGTTGATAGATTTCTCTATATTTTGACATAGCCATTTCTCTAGCTAGGAATAATCTTAATTGTAAATAATCACTTAATTCCTCATCGTCATGTAAAGATGTTTCAATCTTTAATATGATACGACGGGAATTAACTAATATGTCCTCATCATCAATTAGAACCAAGGTTGGATCAATTCCCCAGGTTCTAATTGCACTGAGTCTGTATGGATTACTTCTTAGAAGCTTCGGCTTTTTTATCGTCAGCTTTGGCCGGACTAGCAGGCTTTGCGTCACTTTTAGTGTCTGCCTTGGGGGCATCCTTTTTCTTAGCCAATTTCATTTCTTCTTTTGGTGCTTCTGCTTTAGCAGGTGCAGTAGCTGCCGGAGCCGATGTTGCTGGAGCTTTAGCTGGTTCAGCGGCAAAAGCTGTAGCTACTGATAACGTTGTGATTAAGGCGATTACTAATGTTTTCATTTTAAGTTTCCTTTAAGTTAATGAAGTAGATTTTATAGTCTACATATATATAACGCGGTAGCCAACTGTTTTGTTGACATAAATACATTATGTTATATATATCTTATCAGGGCATCTTTGACGGAAAAGACTATGAAGATGCTAATACCCCAAATCAAATAGGAAAATCCTTTAATAACGGATACTCTTGTATGGTTGATGTTTGGAGAATAGATAATACGCTTTGTGTAGGTCCAGAAGCTGCCCCTATTCCAGTTACTGACAAATATTTACAGGGTAATCGTTTTTGGATTAAATGCGGGAATCAAGAAACTTATGATTGGTTTACTACACAATCATTAAGACAATATCCAAACTACTTCTATCAACCCAATAGTATGGTCAATGCATTGACTAGTAGTAATAAGTTATGGACACCGGGAACAGTTCCAGTCAATAATACAAGTATTATTGCAATACCTGAAATACAGGATCGTGGATTACTTAGTACAGTACATTTAAGATGCTACGGAGTGTGTAGCACCTATTTAAACTTTATTAAACGTATGCGTAATGAAGGTGAGTGGTATTAACCACCACGCCCACTTCTACGTACAACAGTTGCACCACCATTACCCTTAGTTGGTTTAGGACCTTGTGATTTAGGAGCTTTGCCCAATCCAGGATGCTTACTATCTTTCTTAGCGGCATTGGCTAAATTGATAAATGGGTTTTTACTTTTCTTTTCTTCAGTCATTTTTTTACCTTTATGCTATCTAAATATTCATTTACATTTCCGTACAGACTAATCATCATAGCAATTTTACTATCATAAAATCGTATGTAGGGAAAACTTTTCTTTCCGTCTTTATTTACCCCCATAAAATAGGGGCATTTGATTTTTTTATTAAGTTCTAGTAT